CCACTCGCGCGGGTCCATCGGCGTCCACTCGTTCCGCAAGCGGACGATGCGCGACTTCTGCTGATGCTTGGCGACCAGCCGGAGGATGCCCCGGAACAGGTCCTTGACCCCCGTCTCGGCGAACACCCGCGCGATCATCTCGATCCGCTCCTGAGCGGCCGAGAAGATGCGATTGACGCCCGTCGCGGTCTTGTTGAGCGAGTCCGCCTCAAGGCCCTGGTTGTACCGGGTCACGCCGGTCCGGGTTTCGCGAACAGAGTCGATGTACTCGATAGCCTGCAGGGCGGGAGCCAGCATTGGTTGGGTAACCAGCGGCTCGACCGCCCCTTGGCTCTTGGCGCGGACGACCCCGCCCGGGCGCCGCGTCAAGAGGTCGTCCAGATTAACCTGCCCCTCGATGATGACCGTCTGCGGCGCATTCACGAGGTACATGTTGTCGAGCAACTGGCGCTGAAGCGTCGACTTGATGAGCTGCAGATCCATCACGAGGTCCGCAAGGGAGCGGCCGATCAGCTTGTGCGGCGTGCGGATCGGGCAAATGAAATAGAACGGCGCTTCCTCGATCGGCTCGTTGTCGAGGATGGTCGAGCTATCCCCGGGGCCGGCAACGGTGATCTTGCGGAGTTCCGCCTTCCCGTCCCCGTCGTAGTCGACGCGGATATAGGTTTCCGTGACCCACACCCACTCGCTCGTCTTGTCGAGCGTGTCGTTGTAGGCGTCCATCGGACGGTCTTCGTCCTTGCGGCGGGTCAGCGACTCCCAGTTAAGGTACGTGTCGTCCGTGATCGGGATGTCGTCCACGATCTTGGGGTCGTAGCCCTCTTCCTTGAGCTTGGTCCGCGTGGTGCGCTTGCGGTGGCCCATCATGCGGGCGTCCGTGCGGTCACGCGCCCCAGGGCTGACGATGAACTCTTCCGGCGGGATGGCGACGACCCGAACCGAGCCCTGGCGCGAGGTGCGCTTGAGCTTCACGTCGTGCAGCATCGGGCCGGGCTGGGGCTGCGGCGGGGGCTCGGCAGGCGGCTGTCCCGGCTGCGGAGGCTGCTCGCCCTGCGGCTGCTGAGGCTGCTGAGGCGGCGGCTGATAGTTCGGGTCCGGGTACTGCGAATGCTCGACCGGCTCGACCTCGGGGTCCTGCAAAAGCTGCTGCAGCTCCAGATCGGTCAGGCCCTGGTAGGTTTCCTCGGTGACATCCTCGGACTCGTCCCACCACGCCTTCACGGCGCCGAGCTTCTGCAGGAGCGCGTCCTTGATCCAGTCGTAGAGGATCAGGAAGCCTTCGTTGTCGCGGTTGAAGATCCAGTTGCAGTAGTCCGTGGCCTGCTGAGCAGCCTGCTCGTCCTCCGGGCCCTGCGGCTCGAACTTCACCACGTCGTCGCCTGCGGTGAAAATCTTCATGATCGAGGGCATGACGCTCTCGATCACGTCGGCAACGTCGGTTGAAACGACCTGAGAACGCCCCTCGATCTCGTTACCGAAGGGGCGGCCGTAGTAGTAGTTCAGCGCCTTCTCGCGCTCGACGGCGATGGTTCCGCCCACATAGCCGACCGCGCGGCGAACCTCGTTCGCGACGATGGCCTTGAGGGTGGACTCGTCCATCTTAGCCATTCGGCTTTGCGTCCTTGAGCTTGAGCGTGGGGCGCTGCGCCTCTAGGGCGGTCACGCGCTGCTGCAAATCCATCCGGCGCTCCGTCTCAGCGTCCACGTGGGCCTGCAGCACTTCGATCTGTTCGCGTAGCTGCTGGTTCTGGGACCACAGTTTCAATGACCGCTCGTGCGCCTCTGAAAGCATCTGGCGCTCGGCGAAGGTCATACATACACCCCGGTCTCGACGTACTTGATCGGCTTGGCCCACGCGGACGGGGGCGACGGCACGGCCTGCGCCAGCACCATCGCCGCGTCGGACGGATGACTCGTCCAGTCGTGCAGCGGGCGCTCGCGGAATGCCTTCCGCTTGTCGTCCCATTCGGCGCGGTACTGCCTCAGCGCCTCGATGCCTCGCTTGCACCTCTCCGCGTCGAACCACGAGCGCGGGAGCACAAGGCGAAGCGCGTTGATCTGGTCTTCCTTGCGCTGCGCCGGAATGACCCGGATGTTGTTCAGCCCGAGGCTTTGCAGCGTCTCGACGCGGGATTGACCCGTGCCAAGCTCCCTCACCTCCGCGTCATGCGGCAGAAGGTGGCTTTCGTAGCTGTAAGGCTTGTCCTTGAGCTGCTTGACATACCAGTCGAGCCCGGTGCCCGAGCTTTCCACGTAGTCGATCCAACGGATCTCATTGCCCGTGACCTGGATAAACCAGATCGCGGTCGAGTCCCCGATACCCAAGTCCCATGCCGTGTGAACCTGTAGCTTCGGCTCCCACGGAACGCGGGCGATGCGGTTCTCTGTCTCTGCCGCCTGCATCTCGCGGCCGAAGTAGGCGCCTTGAATGGCGGCCTGAAAGCTGCACTCGAACTCTTGCGCGTATTGCTCGGGCGTCATGGCCCGCGCCGCGTCGTCCAGCTCCCCTTGCGGCAGAAGCCCCGTCTCGCTCGCCTTGAGCATGAGGCGGAACCAATCGGGCTCACTGCCCGCGCGGTCCCACACTTCCCAAAAGCCGTTGCGCCCCTTCGGCGTGCCGATGAACACGGCCCAGCCCCGCCGGTCGGCCAGCATGGGGCGGATGACCTCGGACCATGCGCGCGGGTCCATGTCCGCATACTCGTCCAGGATCACGCCGTCGAGGTAGCCACCGCGAAGCCGGTCGTAGTTGTCGGCGCCGTACAGCCGAAGCCGACGCCCGCCAGGCAGGTCAAGTCGAAGCTCGCTCTCGTTCGCCTCAGCCCCCGGGATCGTCATGCCGTAGCGCTTGACGTAGCTCCAGGCCACGTCCTTGGCCTGCGTGTAGAGCGGGGCGATGTAGGCGAAGCGCGGGTCGGGGAGGCTGCACCGAAGGGCTGCGTCCAGAAGATCGTTGATGCAGGCGACCGTCTTGCCGGCGCGGCGATGCGCGACAGCGACGGCCCAGCGGGTCTTGCGTGTGTGGAGCGGGATGAACTGAGGACGGGCGGCGTAGCCTGTCTCAATCTCCACGCGGAACGCCGGTTGTGACGGTGATCTGCAGAGGCCCGCCGGATGCGCCGGTCAACTCGACCGACGACAAGTCGGGCAGGCTCTTGCGCAACAGGATCTCGATGGCCTTCATCTGCGTGGGCGTGCAGTCAGCTTCGCCAAGGCCGATTTGGTTCAATCGGTTAACTAGCTGACTGGTTTGGATTTTGGCCCGCGTCTTGGCGTCATGCTCAAGATTGATACGCGCTGCCATCTGCGGTTCTCCCTTCGGAGGTCGCCGCCGGAAGCTGCTTACGCTGCTTTCAGTCGCTCGACGATGGGGCGTAGGGACCGGCCGCGCCATTTGTACCAAGCCCAGGTGTCCCTGACGAAGTCCTGGGCGTAACGATAGGTGGGGTCTGACGCTGCCTTGCCGGCCAGCGGGTGCATGTGCTCAAGCCTCACATCGGCGAGGTAGGTCGCACGGCCGGAGAACTTGGCGATGGTGTGCAGCGCGGTGTCGGCGAAGCTATGGCCGAGTTCGGTGCAGCAAAGCCAGCCGATCGAGCGGATCATGTCCCCGCCAATGACGGGGTGGGTTGCAAGGTTCTCGCCCTGGAAGCCGTCGTCGCAGTAGGCGAGCCTGTCGGTCCCCGCTGCCTCGATCAATTCTTGGTCCCAGCCATCCGTGCGAGGAACCACATCGTCGGCAAGCAGGCCGTACCAGCCGAGGTTCGGGAACTCGGCGAACATCTCGGCGTGGGCTGCGTTCGCCCCACCCGTGAGGCGGGGGCGGACGACCTTGAGCCAGTTCTTCGGGAGGATGATCTCGTGATACGAGGCGAGGTCGGGATCGTCTTGATCGAGACGGAGACGAACCGGGGCGGTTGCGCCCGTGGACGTGTACGCATCGAGGAACCGGGACAGCTTGTCCGGGCGCGCTCGGGTCGGGAGGCTGAAGATGGGCGGATCTCCAACAAAAAACCCGCCTCGGAAGGTCCGGGCGGGCGCACAAACGGTATTCTGCGAATAATGTCCAGCATGTGCGGCGGAAGGTCAAGCCTTCATTTCGCTTGCCCGTCCATACCAGAACCGGCCTGTCAGTCGGGAGGGGAAACGGCTTGCCGGGACACGTCAGCGAAACCCCGTATTTCGCTGCTATGGACTATTCGCCCAAATCGTGCGGCACCGGATGAAGCCTGCGGATGTCGGCGTAATCCTTCAGCGAGTTGGCGATGCGCTCGCGGAATGAGACGTGCATTGCGCCATCGAGGATCATGTCGAGGGTCGCGGCAAGGGTCTCGCCCGCCCACCTGTCGGCCCAGGGCTTGTAGCGGTGGGAGTGTATCCAGGCGAGGCGCGCGCTGATCTCGGAACGGCCCCCCGCGCTTTCCCCACGGGCCTTCGGCATGAGCTGGCCGACGACGGCCATGTACACCGAGCGGATTTCCAGGGCACCGGACACGGCCTCGGTGTCGATGATCTCGTGGCGCAGCATCAGGGCTAGTGGATCGGGCATGAGCTTGGCGGCGGTCTCCGGTGTCGGCCCTACCCTCTCCTCGCGTATGACGCTCCTGCGCCCGCGCTTGGCCTTGCGGGCGATGTAGTCGGCGGAGGCGCGGGATAGGGTCATGCCGCCTTCCCTGCGAACGGATTGAAGCCGCCCTTGACGCCCTGCCGCCTGGCCTCTGCCTGCCTGCGGTGGTGGTGTACGTCGTCGTCGGTGACGAGGTTCATGTAGACCGAGCCGTATGCCGTGCGCTGGTATTCAAGCTCGGCATCGTTGGCAGGCCGCCGGCCTCCGGGAGAGCGAGCGCCCCGGTTGTCGGTGCCGATCGCATCGAGGATCGCGTTGATCGTCGGCCAGCGCTCGACCTTGTGCTCGCGGCGAACCTGCCTCCAAGCCTTGCGAAGCTGATCCTCGTTATAGCCCGCGAGGTCTTCGGCGTAGGCGCGGACGCCCTTGGCGGAAAGCTCCAACATCTCGACCTCGTCAGCCGCCCGGAACGGCGGGTAGAACAGCACCAGCATCTCCTCCAGGCAGGTGTCCCAAGCCCGGTTCAGACTTTCCAGCGAGCCGCGCCACGACGGCTGCAACGCGCTCCGCACTTCGCCGGGAGTTGGCTTGGTCGGCTTGCTCATGACGGTCCTCGCTTCGAGTTTTCAACGCTGCCTCGCACCACGCCACGGGGCCGACAATCGGCGGAGATTGCCCCCTCGCCTCGGACAGCACGGCAAGAACCCGCCCGGCGCCGTAGGCGGAGCACCAGCGGCCCACCAGCGGCCTGAGCGCGTCGGACTTTCGACCCTCGGCTGCTGCCAGCCATTCGAGCCCTTGTCCCCAAACCAGATCACGATCCGTCAGCGGAGCCGGCGGCGCGTCAGCGCCCGAAGCGATAGCTTCGGAATCTGGCTTCTGGCTTCTGGCTTCTGGAACGCGCGTCGCGCGAGACTTATCCGATGGCTTATCCGGGTCGGTTATCCGAATCTCGCCGTTTCGGTTATCCGATTTTGTGAGTTTCGGATTACCGCCGCCCTTCCCATTCGCTTGGTTGACCGCCCGCCTTTGCGCGTCGCGAACCATGCGACGGCTTATCCAGATCTCGCCGTCAATGGTTGGCACGCCGGCCTCGGCAAGTTCGCGCTTGAGCTTCTTCACCTCGGAGACACTGGCGCCGACCATGACGGCAAGTTGCTGGTCGGTGGGCGGCTTGCCGTTGATAAGAAGATGTCCGTAGGGCTCGGCCTCGTGCATGAGCCCAAGCATCTCGACCCATAGTCCACGGGCCGCCAGCCCGCACGCGCGCAGCTTTGGATCGGAGCGCCAATCGCTCCAATAGAACTTCGACCAGGGGTCTCGGGTGCGTTCGGTCACGCGCTCTCCATCTG